CAGCACAAACGGGCAAAGTTTTACACTTGTATACGCAAATTCAACAAAAGGTTGGGTCAAGAAGCACTTTGCTGGAACGTAAGAGGTTTACATGGCTCTTGTCAACTTTGATATCATACCTGGAATAGACAAACAAAATACAACCAAGGGTGCAGAAAACCGTTGGATTGACAGCGACAATGTTCGTTTTAGATATGGACTACCAGAAAAGGTTGGTGGTTGGGCATCATTAGTCAATGATAGTATTGTTGGTGTTGTTAGAAACCAACACTCGTTTGTAGATACAACAGGCAACAGATACATCGCACTTGGCACAGATAAGTTTTTACTATTATACTTTGAAGGACAGTTGTTTGACATATCACCGTTTGACACAAGTCTTAGACAGACAAGCTGCACACTTGCAACAACAAACACTTCAACCTCAGTTACAATTACTACAGGATCGGATCATTCATTAGAGGTTGGTGATATAATTTTACTTGACTCAGTAACCTTGCCTAGTGGAACGGGGCTTAGTGCATCAAACTTTGAAGATGCAAAGTTTATGGTCAACACAGTTCCTAGTCCTAAAACATTTACAATCACATCAAGTGCTGCTGCAAGTGCGAGCATATCAACAGGTGGATCAACAACACTAGAAGTGTACACAAAGGTTGGACCACAGAAACAAACATACGGGTACGGATGGGGTGTAGGCCCATGGGGTGGCACTGTTGCTGGTGCTGTTACATCAACGATAAACGAGGGTGGCACATTTAGTGATAGTGATACAACTCTAACTCTTACAAGTGCAGCTTCTTTTCCAAGCTCAGGCACAATACAGATTGGCAGTGAGTTGATAACATACTCTGGTAAGTCTAGTAATGACTTAACAGGATTATCAAGAGGTGCAAATGGCACCACAGCTGCATCACACTCTAACGGTGCAACAGTCACAAACGCATCTGACTTTAGTGGATGGGGTGTTGCTGTTCCTGCAAACCAAACAACACTAGAACCTGGCCTTTGGTCACTGACAAACTTTGGTGAAGTGTTAGTTGCAACGATTGCAAACGGTGAAACTTTTACATGGAATGCAGGAGCGACTAATCCTACAACTGTAAGAGCATCAAAAACCACAAGTGGTTTTGCAACTGGTAGCAATCCAACTGCATCTAGATTATCTATTATGTCACCTACAACTAGACACCTAATACACTTAGGCACAGAAACAACCATAGGCACAGCAAGCACGCAAGATGACATGTTCATACGTTTTTCAGCACAAGAAGATATAAACACATACACACCAACCTCTACAAACACAGCAGGTACGTTACGATTGCAAGATGGCACAAGGATAGTCGGAGCACTACAAAGAAAAGAAGACATACTAGTTTGGACTGACAACGCTCTGTATACAGTTAGAAACGTAGGTCAACCATTTGTATTTGGTGTAGAACAGGTTGGCACAAACTGTGGGTTGATAGGTAAGAATGCAGCTGTTGTTGTAGATGGTATTGCATACTGGATGACTGCAAAAGGTTTCCTAGCTTACGACGGAACAGTCAAAACACTACCATGCGCTGTAGAAGACGAAGTGTTTGACAACTTTGACACTACAAAAGGACAACAAGTATCAGTAGGTCTTAATAGTTTGTTTACAGAAATAATATGGTGGTATCCTGCAAACAGTGATTTTAACAATAAAGCTGTATCCTACAACTATGCAGAGTCACAAGGTGTTGCTGGTGGTGTGTGGGCATTGTCAACAGAAGCAAGAACATCTTGGATGGATAGTAAAGTGTATGAAAAACCATACGCTACAAAATTTGATACAACAGGCACAGGTAGTTTTCCTACAATATTAGGTGAAAGTGGTTTGGGGCAAACTAAATATTTTCAACATGAGGTTGGTACGGACCAAAGAAACGAAGATGGTAGTGTGACTACAATTACATCTAGTCTACAATCATACGATTTTGATTTACAAGGGCAAGAGGGCACCGCAAGTAAGTTTGTTTCTGTAAGTAGGTTCTTACCTGACTTTAAAACTATTGCAGGAAACGCAACTGTAACTCTAGCTGTAAAAGATTTTCCGTCGTCAACAGAGTCTTCATCCACACACAGTCCTTTTACAGTCACATCAAGCACAACCAAAATAGATACAAGAGCACGTGGTAGATTTGTAAATGTAAAAATAGCAAACACAGCTTCAAACGAAAGCTGGAGATATGGCACACTGGCTCTTGATGTAAAACCGGACGGAGGCAGATAATGACAAAACTAATAGTTGATATACCAGAACCAAAAGAAGATTATGACACAAGCACACAGCGACAGATAAACAGAAGTATTGCAACTTTGATACAACAACTGAACACAACATACCAACAAAGCGTGAAAGATGATGCACAACAACAAACATGGTTTTTAGGATAAATGGCAAATAGATATAAAAATTCAAAAGTAGACTTAACCACAACAGATCTAACCACACTATATACAGTGCCGGCAGAGACTGTATCTGTGGTCAAGTCCTTCTTGGTGTCCAACGATGATGCCAGCAACGCCTGTGAGATTACAGTGACTTTGGTCAATTCAGGTGGTACAATATTCAGCTTGTTTAAACAAAAAGACATAGCTGCTAAAACAACGACTGAGCTATTGACACAGCCCTTGGTTTGTGACGAAAGCGAAGTTATAAAGGTACAGGCAGAAAATGCTAACGACCTACATGTCGTTCTGTCGTATCTAGAAATAACAAGAGACTAGGAGGAAACATGGCATTTGAAGAACCAGGTTCAGTAGCATACTTATACGAGGGCGATAAGAAAATAGCTCAAATAAAGGTTGATACTACTGTGGTATTAAAAAACTTAAAGACAGGCAAAGAATACAATTCTGATGCTGAGGGTGACGCTGACGTGGATGATCCTAACACAGACACGAAAAGAGAAGATATATCTAGGAGTGTCTACATAAAGGTGGCTAAAATGCCTGCTGTGGGCGCAGAATCGTAGTTGCAATTTATGGTAAAAAACAGTAAATTCAATAAAAGCCTCACTTCAAGCCTAGGCGACTTGCATCATTACAACATAGGAACATAAGGAATGCCATTTCACGATAAAGTAGCAGATTTTTTAGATGACGTAATACCTAATGAGATTAAACCTTATTTGGGTACTGTTGCAGCCACGGCTGTTCCAGCTTATTTTAACATTCCTGGTGGTGCGGTTGGTGATTTTCTTGCAGGTGGAGGGACTGACATTCTCATGCAAAAATTACTATATGGATCTGATGAGGACAGGGACACAGATTATTTAAGCGCGGGTATGTCAGGCATACTAGGCGCTCTTGCAGGGTCACAACCAACTCAAAGAAGAGTTGATTTAAAGGAGGCAGGGATTGAAGTAAATCCTAAGCTTATGGGCCCAGACGAGTATATGGCGTCAATGCAAAATATGGGTGTAACTGCAACTCCAAGTGATTATATAGAATATATAAAACAATTTGAAGGAACTGAATTTACAGCCATTCCAGGAGCAGATACAAGTAAAAATTTATTAGAAAGATTAAACTTACCAGAAGACAATATTTTACGAGCACTTCCCGAAAACGCAGCAAATCAAGCTGGAATTATGAATGTTTTGGAGTCTGATGTTTTACGAGGTGCAAAAAACTTTGCAACACCTTTTGGGTCAGATGGAAAACTTTTTGGAAATATTGCAGGATCTGATACTCCTTTTAAAGACGTTGGCAAAGAATTATTATCCACAGTTAGTTTAGCACAAGTGGGTCAAACACCGTCACAAATTAGAGACGCAGCAAAAGCATTAGAAGAGGCAGAGCAAAGATATCAAAACTATTTAGATACACTTGAAGCAGATCAACGCGCTTCTGTAGAAGCGGACATGAATGAAAGAATTGCGGCTCATAAAGAATACATGGGACTTGCAGGGTTTACCAATGCTGAGATAGACGAGGCATTAATAGCAGCAGGATACTTAGCATCAGGTGAAACGGCATACGCAGCAAGAGGTGGTCGTATTGGTTTTGATATGGGCGGTGATACAGGCGGTAAAACAGACAGAATGGGTCTTGGTAATTACATAGAAGCTGAAAAGGTAAGAACAGAATTTACAGATAAAATGAAAAGAGGATTACAAGCAGCTCAAATGAATATGAAACTAAATGATCCTGGTCTTATGAGATTTGTTAATGCTTTAGTTCCTGGTGGTGAGGGTTTCTATACAAGAGAAGAGATGAGATTTCCTAGCATGAAAGAACGATATGAGATGAATATTGAGAAGATGACAAGAGATCAAGCTAGAGACGACTTTGAAAAGAAAAAAATAGAGAACGAATTGAGAAAAGAATTATTTGATAACGTAGTGGACATGATAGATGACAGGTTCTCTGATAATAGAGAACAAAGAAAGATGGCAAATAAAGGCGGACGCATGACACCAGAGGGCGACCCAATATCACCAGATGTGCCAAAAGGCATGCAGATGGACCTACGAGGCGGAGGTTTCATACCGCTTGGCACGAAGCCAAAAGCTGATGATGTGCCAGCTATGGTAGGTTTAAATGAGTTCGTGTTGAATGATGAAGCGGTATCTGGTATAGGTAAGATGTTGACAGGTAAGCCAGACCCGAGAGCCGGGGCTCGCGCATTATATAAATTACAAGACCAGATGGAGGCAATAGTATAATGGTTGCACCTACAGAATTTGACACCAGAACCACCACCATACAAAGGCCGGCGCCTTTTATTGAGGCAGCGGGCACGGCGTTTACAAAACGATTAACACCATTACTTGATCCAGCTAGAGCAACAAAAATAGATCCACTATATCAAGCTCCTGCAGCACAAAACGTTTTAGCACAACAAGGTTTACAAAGAGCGGCTACAGCAGCTGGTTTGGGTGACGTAACTTTTGGTGGGCCGGGTGGCACAATTAGTGCAGTTCAACCTGGCACGGGTGTTGCTGCTTTTGAACCTTTCTTAGCTGAGTCACAAAGACTAGCGGGTGTTGATCCTGCTACTGGACAAGTCACAACTGCAGGCATGGAAGCAGCACTTCAACCATTTATGTCACCGTTTCAACAACAAGTAATAGATGCAACTACAGCTGCATTTGAAAACAGAAGAGCACAGGAAAGATTAAACATAGCCGACCAAGCTGTTGCATCAGGAGCATTTGGTGGTGCACGTCAAGGTGTGCAAGAGGGTGTATTTGATGCACAAACAAATCTTGGTATAGCTGAACTGCAAGCTAATTTACTAGCACAAAACTTTGCGCAAGCACAAGCAGGCAGACAAGCAGCGATGGCCAACCAACAAGGATTGATGTCAGTCGTGCCAGCTGCACAACAAACTGTGGCAGCTAATTTAGCGCAAACAGGTGCGGGACAACAAGCACTACAACAAGCAATCATTGATCAGAACATGGCAAAAGCTCGTGAAAAAGCGTTTGAAGAACAACAAAGACTTGGTTTCTTTGGTCAACAGTTTGCACCATTTACAGGCGGCTTTGGTGCTGCATCACAATTTACAACTAATACTGCTCCACCACCTAGCACACTCAACACTATTCTCGGTGTTGGTGGTATGGCCGCTGGATTACTTGGTGGTATAGGAAGCATAGTAGGACAAGGATAATGAGTAAGACGTTAAGAAGACCAATGTTTAAGATGGGTGGCAACACTGATAGTGGTATTGTGTCTGGGTTTGAAAGAGAAAAGTTTAATGAAGGCACTAAGTCACCAGAAGAACAATTAGCCGATCTAGCGGCTAGTGTAAGACAAGGCACTGCTGATGCATTTGCCACGGCTCCTTCTTATATGAGTCCTGGTTTTGGTCTGTCAGAATTTTTAGCTCTTACTAAATTAGGAGCAAACATTGCATCTGCACCTAATAGAGGTGGTGGAATAAAAGGTTTTGCTGCATCCACGGGTCCAGCCTTTGGGCAATTTGCAGAAGACTTAGATGCAATAAACAGATCAAAGATGCAACAAAGAGCTGCATTTGATGCGGCGGCAAGAGAAGCAAAGCTTAAAGCAGAAGGCACCGCGGCTTCTTTGACTGGCGAGGGCATTGTTGAACAGATGAGACAAGCTGGAGAAATAGCAGCCATACAATT